TTCTCATCCGATTTCTGCGACCAGTCAACCACTCCGCTGGAGTAGAAGTCCACCCAAGGCTCCACGATGAGGTTCTTCGGGTCGGCAGGGTCCGGCATGAAGTAGAGGTTGAACATCTTTTGCAAGTCTTGCAGGAGGTCCGATTGCTTGACATCAGCAGGCAGGGCGGTCCTCATGTCAACCGTGTGCAATGTTTGAGGGTTCTCCAAGCACTCCCATAGGACCGTTGCCCCGGACTGAATAGTGCCAGCACCTCCCGAAAATGGAGTCGTGAAAACGATGCCTATGTTTGCGGTCGTGTTTGCAGGAATGGTTACGTTTGGAAAAGTAACCGAGTTGTTTGAGAATATGTTTATGCCCGTGATGACCTGATTATCCGTAGAGTTGGTCAGGTTTCGGATACTCATATTTGCAACTCGCCTCGGTGATCCACCAGTTACCCCAAAATTTACCGTTATGTTCCAACGAGTTGGGAACGAAGGCGCAACAAAGGTGCTTGACGAAGGAACCCAATATCCGGGGCGGTCGTAATAACTTCCTGTTTCATCTTGGAACTGCATCGTGTAGTTGATGTTTCCCGATGCGTTAATCGTCCCGGTACTTGCCACGAAAATCGTTGACCCCGATAAGTTCAGTATCGCTTCTCCAGCAGCGTATGGAATGACCAACTTGCCGAACCGCTCCGAGTTAAAGAACTCCGATGTGTATCGATACCCTGCCTGTGCAAAGATGAGGTCCACCATCTTCTTCACATAAATGCTCGGTGTCATCTTGTAGAACGGAACCGCAAACCACCCCTGCGTAACTACGTCCGTGTAGCCGTAGGAATCTACCAAGCCATAAACGTAACCGCTCGCACCCGATGCGGTCCAAGTCGCAGAAACATGGGCCGAGGTTAGCGTGTGGTTCATGCCGCTTACCCCAACCGTTGTCGCAAGGAGGTTGCCCTCAATGGACTTGAACAGGCTCACATCGTCCGAGAATAGGCCCACCTCGTAGGTAACCTCTCCCCGGATTTTGGACATGGAAATCAGTTGCAGGACTCCGCTGAACACTTGGACCCCATCCTCCCACATGACTGCACGAATCTTCTTGTTCGGTTGGAATCCGCCCACAAAAGACTGGATGTTGTAGGCATGACCAAAGCAGTCCCGATTTGTTGTCGTATTAGGCAACGTGATGGTCTTGGAAAATGACCCCCTTCGTTTCGTTATGTCGGCAATGTCCTCCACGCTGAACGTGAGGGCGATGTCGATTTCGCCCATGGTATCGAGGATGTAGGGAACCTCTGCGTTTGATTCGTTGAGAGGGTAGGCGATGAGGGTTACGCTCATAGGATGTTGTTCTTGTAAGCCACGGCAACCTCGACCTGCAACTGCGTGAGGCGGTCGTTCCTGCGAGTCGTGAATTGGTAGGTGTTGGCGTTGACGACGGCTTCGACTAATTGCCCGTCCAGTTCAAGCCATACCTGCCCGGACCTGACCATCTCAATTAGCCAAGCAGACTCGGCATCGGTCAGCCAATCCGAGTTGAGGGCGTAAACGTAATCGAACTCGCCTGCCCAAACCTTGTCGTAGGTAGTAGTCGCATAAACGTCCGAGTTGTAGCCGAAGGTCTGCCGGGTAATGTTGGCCCTCTTGCGGTTCTTCAATGTGAAGACATACGCATCAAGCCCGCCCCACTTGTTTTGGAAGTGAACCGGGATGGAGTTGAATCGCTCGCATAGACCCTTCGTATAGGTGTACTCTTGCCCGAAGTTGTCGTAGTTGTCCTCGTATAGTTCGTTGAATCGTTCCTCCAAGCAGAATGAACTTTCGGCTGGGTCGGCTCCATCCGCATCGCAGCGTTGGTTGAAGTCGTTCCAAGCGGAGTCCCCGAAGGCAATGGTGTAGTATTCGCCTTCATCGGACGGGAACAGGTACTCACCGCTGAACCCGTCGCTGGCTTGACCCGAAGTCAATGCCCGGATATTGGACGGCCCTGCACCAAAGCGGACGACTTGCTGCACCGCTGGTTGGCCGTTGTTGACCGTGTACTCTCGGACCAACGTACCCCCTGCCGTGTAGTAGCGAATGAGGGCTTTGTCAAAGTTGGCCGTCGTGGTTCCCTTCCCTTGAACGAGCCACCTCGCTTCGGTATTGGAGTGCCACACGAATCGGGTCGGAGTGGTCAAAGCCAAACTACCCAAAAGCGTACCCGAAGGGAATCGGGTTGCAGAATTGTAGGACTGGAACTCCAACTGCTCCAAGTTCCCCGCAAATGCCATGACCCCGCTTACGGTGGTAACGGTCCCCGTCTGCACGGCAGGAGTGTTCCCGTATTCCTCCATGAAGTCCAACCTGTACCCCGAATAATACCCGGCATGATCCACGAAGCCCGTTTGGGTCAGCGATGGCTTAGTCGGTGCAATCAGCGTTTCAACGACCTTGGCAACGTCAAAGAAGCCGTAACTGGTTGTCGGCAACTTGTCGCACTTGAGCCGGGCAAGGGTCGTCCCTGCTGGGTTCTTGACATCGCAGACGTAGCGGTAATTGGGTTGTGCAATCAGCGAACCGCTGACCTTGAAAAGCATCTTGTTGTAAACGGGTGTAGCCACGAGAGGCGACCCGGAAAGGACGGTTACTGCCATTTTATAATTTGGTTGCTACGCTTATGGATTTGCCAAGGGTTTCAGCGATGGTGTTCACCAAAACGTCTATCATTTCGGGGGATAGGGCGTTGCTCATGAACTTGGTTCCCTCGACACCTCGCTCACGGATAGCAAAGGCCATTGTCCTTCCAAGGACTAAACCCTGCTCCTGCTTCGTCCGCATCCGCTTGAGTTTGCGTGAGTAGGTTGGGGTTACTGCAATCTCCTTATTTGCAATCCAGTCCGCTATTGCTTGGGGCGGTGGAATCTTGTTTTCGTACCTAAACTTTGAGTCCCTTGCGGATATGTAACTCGATGACCTTCCGTGAACCCCTTGGTCAACATACTTCCAATAGGGGTTAGCCATGATAGCCACCACGATTTGCTTTGCGGATAGTTCGATGTCTTCGGGGGCAATGGATGCCGATAGCGTTCCCCCTGCGTTTGCGTTGGCTGTTTCGAGGTTCTTCTTCGCAAGTTCAATGACCCGTTCAATCCACTTGACCAGCACATCATGGGTTGGCGACTTGCCTCCACCTTTCGGTCCGACGACTGAACCAATCCCCTCTAAAGCGGTTTGGTCGATGCCCTTCGTCGAACCGCTGCCGAACTTCCCTACGGGCTTGCCATTGGCGAGGATGGTTGTTTCCATGTGGGTAAATGTCCCCCGTGCTGGAATGTGTAGTCAAGACAGGAATCGAACCTGTAACCTCGATGGTATAAGCATCTTGCGCTAACCGTTGCGCCACCTGACTATAAATGAAGGTTCCATACTTAGGCTTTGCGGGAAGTCACCTCCAACCCACCTCGTAGTCAGGACAGGAATCGAACCTGTATGTGATTTGACCTGCTTTTTTATAATGCTTCTTAAATCACTTATCCGCCTTCAGTTTTAGCGTCTACCATAACGCCACCTGACTGATGCAAATATACTACTTTCTTCTTGCTCTTTCCGCCTCCATCCGTTCGGCTTCCAAGATGTCGTGAATCAGCAGGGCGTAGTTCAAGAACTCCACCGCCTTCATCGCAAAGATGGCATCAAACTTGAGAACGTCCTTGTTTGCCATCCTCCACACCACCATCAGCCAACCGTACCCTGCAAGAGGGCTTACGTCAACCCCTCGGCCTTCGTCATCAGGTGCTTGGAATAGTCGCTCAAAACTTTCAAGTAGGATTCGGAACTTAGCAAAAAAAAACTGACAACGCCCCAAACATCGCCCACCTTGGCGTGTTTCTTCATCAACTCGGCTCGCTCGGCATGGGCAGCCCCGTCGTACTTCTTGGGGAAGAATCCGAATAGACCGCCCTCCCTGCATAGAGTAGCCATGATGCGGTGGAGGTTCTGCAACAACTGCTTCTCGTCCGTCGTGTTTGCGTCCATTAACTCTATCAACTGCCCAGCGGTGAGTTCATCCGTGAACACCGTCGGGATCCACCACTTGCCCCCGGCTTTGAACTTTCGCTTGTAGCCCAACGCAGGCAATGCGTTCCACTCGCTGATAATAGCCTTGTAACGCTTTAGGACGCTCTTGGCGGGCATTTCTCTCACGAACGATATATCCACCCCCTCAACGATTGCGACGACTCCTGCGCGCTTGTCGTAATCTCCCAGCACGCTGCTGAACTCAATGGCTCCGATGCGTTGGAACTGGTCGATGGTGAGGTCTTGGAGTTTCATAGGTCAGTAGTTTATGTAGTAGCCGTACACCGCATCCCCAACGAGCAATTTCAGTTCGGGGTATCTCAACGCCATCACTTCGGGGGTCAGGTCGGGTTGCCAATGCGTTTCGTACACATTCCCTTCCCATTCGCCCTGCCTGTACATATAAGGCACGGCAATCATGACCCTCTTGCCATTCATTCGGGTAAGCAGGTCCCTCGCCTCGTTAAAGGTTAAATGCTCAAAAACATCGCCCATAATCAGGTAGGTGTAGGCCGAAAAATCGAACTCACGAATATCCCCAATATGCAGGGTTTGGTAAAGGTCCTGCAAACCGAATCGGCTGACATACGGTTCATGAATCTCGATGCCGTCCATCTTGATTTCGGGAAGCAGCAGGGCGTAAGTTCCGCAACCGCATCCAATGTCAAGCACCCGGTCGGATTCAGTTAGAACCGAGCGGATATGGTTGGCAATGAAGTCCTTGTGGAACGGGTGTGAGTAGGGCATATTATCCGATTTGAAGTCCATCGGCTATCTTCTTGGCCGTGCTGGAGTGGTTTGCTTTGTCAAGGTATTGCCGGAACTCCCAATCCGAGTTCATCTCAACGGGCGTGATGTAGTAGGGCAGATGCCTCACCTCATAGGGGGTCATCGTCCTCGCACCGCTAATGCAGACCTGATAGGTGTCGGCATGGTAGAAGGCGAAGGTCGTATCAACTGGAGCCAAGCGAAGGTTGCCATAGGTCGGCTGCTTGTGGTAGCGATGTTCAGCTGGTTGGAAGAATAGGGCGTTTTCGGGAATGTCGTCAACACGAATGCCGAGGCCAATCTTGTCCTTGACGTTGAACTGCACCCCATTGAAGTCCTTGGCTTCTTCGTCCCGGTAGATGTAGGGGTAGGAAGGCGAATCGTACCAAAGTTCACGCATCCGTACGATGGTGTCGTCAGGGCATCCCGAAAGGTCGAGGTCGGGGTCGGTTACGATGTAATCGGGGTAGCCAAAGTCATTCCTAAGTCTTTTGTCAACCCCAAGCCTCCATGCCACAAGATGTCCCAAGTTCTGCCCGGTACGAACTACCGAAACGTCCTCGTTACCTTTGAGCGATTCGTACCACTCCAAGGTAGGGCCGTAAGTTGAACCGTTGTCAATGATAATGATGGGACCGCATTCCTTCATCCGTTGCAGTTCCTTGACCATTGCTTTCGGCCAAGTGTAGAGATTAAAGTTGGTAATGAGGATGGGGACCTTCATGCTAAAATGTGATTACAAACTTTTCGGGACCCGGCCATCCGGGGTTGGTGTCGTGAACCTTGGTGTCGGGCTTCTTGCCAATCCAATGCTCTGCCTGCCACCTCTGCTTGCGTTCCGGCTCACCCAGTTCTTTGATGTGGGACGACTTGGCCCACCAATAGGTTCCACCAAAATAGGGGTAGCCATCGGGGTTGTTGTGGTCCGCCATGTGAGGGAACTGCTCCTTGGTAATCCAATGGCAGCCGACTGCATCTACGCCTTCCAGCAGTTGCAGGCAGCGTTCCCAAGCCACGACGTTGAAGAAGGTCATGCTGCGATTCCAAAGTTGGTTGATGAGGGACGGGTCGCTTGCCCCCTTGGTGTGGGCGTAGAGGTACACGGCTTCCTCTTCCTGCGAGGCCCGGTACATTTCGGTCAGCGTCGCCTGCTCCCAAGCGTTGGTCCGGGTAACCACGACTTTGACCTTCTCGGCCACCATGGACCCTTCCAGCACCTCCTTGACCGCTTTGCGTTGTTCGGGTGGACCGACGATGCCGACACGGATTTCGTCCAAGACGTTGATGAGGCCGTAGTTGCAGACCGCCATCATGTGCTGATTCAGGATTAACTGCCAATTCCCTCCGCAATAAACGTGGTAGTAGTGGACGACTTTCATAAGGTCCAAAGGAGGGTTAGAAGGGTGAGGATGAAGAAAACGGCTGCAAGCGTCTTCCCAATTTCAATTAGCAGGTCGATGATGCGTTCGGTGTTCATGCCTCAAAGTTAAACAACAACGTACTTCCCCGAGTTACTGACTCGTAACTTGTTAAGAGCCACATACCGCATCGCATCGCAGGCGTGGTTGAAGGAGTCAATCGGGACCCCCGTGTTCTTCCCTTCCTTGTCGGTTGCCCAAGTGTAGGACCGCAGTTCTTTAATCAGGTTTGTGCTATCCTTGGTTACCTGCAACTTAAAGCGTTTCAGGATGTCTATCCCGTTCCTGACCGAATCGGGACCTTTCTCTGCTGGCTTGATGTTGAATCCGAGTCGATAGATTTCCTCGATGCTCTTGGGTTCTGCTGAATCCGCCACGATCTCCCAAGCCCTTGTGATGCCCAGCGACCGCAACTTGTCTGCGATGTCTTGGTTCGTGAGGCCCGTGGAGTAGAGCAGTTCTTGGATGAGCAGGCAGTCCCCTTGGCGGTAGATGGCTACGAGTGCGGTTGGGTCGTTGCTAAAGCCCCAGTCAAGCCCAAGGGCGACGAATTTCGCACGGCTGACATCGATACCCTCAACGACCTCGAAGTCCTCGTAGATAGCACCCTGAAGCGTCCCAACCTGACCAAGGCCGTACACCTTCCACCAGTTCGCCCAATAGGCTGACGTTTCGGCTTTGGTGCGGTTTAGTTCGATGTCCCTCTTGATGGTATCGGGCAAAGCCTCGTTGTCCTGATAGGTCAGGATGAGCAGTTCGGAATCGTCCTCTCGCAAGACCTCGGTATGCGCCCAAAACTCATGCGTCGGGTTGAAGTCGATGTAGATGGCCTCGCTGGTTCTGATAGCCAACTGGTAGTAGGACTCAAAGTCGATGTTGTTCGCCTCGTTGATGTAGACGACCTGTCTCCTTGCCCCTCGGAGCCTTGCCTCGGAATCAGCCGAAAAGAACTCGATGATTGAACCGTTGGCGAAGTGATAGGTGAGCAGGGTCTTGTTCCATCGGTCTGCGACCCATCGGCCCGTCCATTGCATGACCTTCGCAAAGTCTTTGATTGCTCCCCTCCGTAGGTGGGGGATGGATTCGGAAACCACCGAAATCTCGGTCTTGTTCTTGGCTGCGATGTCTATTAAGACCGCAAGGATGGCGAGGGTTTTCCCCGCACTTGTTCCGCCTTGGATGACCTTCTTCCGGGCCGTCATCCTGCGGATTCGGCTGATAGCGGTCGTGTACTTAAAGTCCATCCCCAAACAGGGGTTGCTCGATGTGGACCGTGTTCTCCTGCTTGTCAACCAAGCCAAGCAGACGAGAGGCGATGTTGGCCGAGTAAACACCAGCACTTGAACCCTCCAGCATATCCTTATCGCAGGTCAGCCTTATGCGTGTAATGATTGGGGAGAATGTCTTGTGAAAGTCCGTAGTCCCCTTCCTGTAATCCGAAAGGTCATAGCAAGCCCCGTTCTCTGCAAGCCATCCTTCAAAGCCACGAAAGGTAATCGGACGCTCTTTGTCCCGGTAAACCATGACCCCATCCTTGCCGACATAGTCCTGCACCCGGTAAGGGTTGGCCTTGTTCTCGGCTCGGTACTGCTCAAACGCAGCCCATAGTTCTTCGGGGGTATTCCAAATCGGGGGTCGGCCTGCCATTAGTATTCGATTTTGTCTATCAGTTCGTCAATCTTGTCCACTATCTTCATCTTCACGGCAAATGCATTCGGTGAGTTAGAATCATCCACCGCTCCGATGCAGTCGCACAGGGTCGTAATGACCATCATGAGCGAGTCCATCCGAGCCTGCATT